GTAGCGTTCGATGGCGCGGGCGCGGAGCTGGTGGACTCCGGTGCGGGCCAGGCTGGCTTGCTTGAGGAGACGCTCGTTGTGCTCGCGCTCGACTTGCCAGCGGCGTTCCCAGGCTTCGGTGGTGTTCAATTCGGCGTTCATGCGCGTGATGATTTCTTGGTGGCTCATGGGGTGGGTGCGGGGCTTAGCTGCGGGTTTTAAGTTCCAGCCATTGGGTAATGACCAGGGCGCGGTGGGCTAATTCGGCGGGGTCTTTGCAGTCTGTGTGGGTGATGATGAATTTGAGCAGCTCAACACAATGCTGGCGGACAAACTGCTCAAGGGTGGCGAGGACGGCCTTATCGGTGGCCATGGCGCCGGCGCATTGGTCGATGCGGTCGTCGGCTCGTTGCAAGGCGGCGTTGACCGCCTTGGGGTCGATTGGAGGCATGGCTTTGGCTTTGGGCTTGGGCTTTTTGGTGGGTTTTTTCTTGGTGGCTTTCATGGTTAATCTCCGTCTTTGTCGTTGAAGTTGTTGGGTTGGTAGGTGGATTTGCTGGTGGTGATCGCTTGGCGCTTTTCGCTTTTGTTCGAGTAAAGTTCTTCCGTGCTGTTTTTGAATTTGGTGATCTCGGCGTCAAAGAGGAGTTCGATGCGGCCGACCGGGCCGTTGCGCTGCTTGGCCAGGATTAAGACGGCTTTGCCTTTGTCTTCCGCGTTGTTCGTTACCCGCTCCGGGCGATGCAGCAAGGCAACAACATCCGCGTCTTGCTCGAGGCTGCCGCTTTCCCGCAGGTGGCTCAGCTTGGGCTCGGCCCGTTCTTCCGCATCACGGTTTAATTGAGACAGGGCGATGACGGGCACATGCAGCTCCATGGCTGTCTGCTTAAGTCCGGCGCTGACCTCGTCAACCTCGAGGCGGCGGTCGGCCTGGGCGCGTTTGCTCACGCCTTTCATCAGCTGCAAATAATCGACGATGAGAAGTTTGACGCCGTGCTTGGCGACAGCGCGGCGGGCTCGGGCCCGGAAGGCCGCGATACTTAGCGCGGGCGTCTCGTCAATGTATAGCGGGGCTTGGCTGATCTCGTCGTGCTTGGCGCCGAGATTTTGCACGTCTTGCTTGGACATGAAACCGTCGCGGATGCGTTGGAGCTTGACGCCGGCTTGGGTGCAAAGCATTCGCTCCATCAGGTCGGCGCCGCCCATCTCCAAACTGAACAGCGCGGTGGGCACTTTGTCGGCCAGGCAGGCATGCTCGGCGATGTTGGTCGCAAAGGCGCTTTTGCCCATGCTCGGGCGGGCGGCGATGATGATCAGCTGAGCCGGCTTTAGGCCGCTGGTCATGCGGTCAAAGTCGTGGAATCCGGTGGCAATGCCGATCGGCTTGCCGCGCTTTTTGTAAGCGGCCTCAATGCGGGCGGCGGCTTCACTCACCGCGGTGGCGCAATGGAGAAGGCCGGTTTGTTTGCTATCGAGTCGCAGGTCGAGCAGGCTTTTTTCGCTGGTGTCCAGGATCTCGTCGCTCGTCCGCTGAAAGTTGCGGGCTTCGATCATCAGGTCGACGCCGATGCGGTGGATCTCGCGGCGGCGCCAGTAGTCGCGCAGCTGTTCGGCCCAATGGCTTACGGTGCTGGCCGAGCATTCCGAGCGGGTGTATTCGGCGGTGATAAAGCCGGGGCCGCCTTCGATCCGCTCAAGCTCGCCGGTCTGGCGGAAGGTTTCGGTGAAGGTGAGCAGGTCGACGGGCTGACGGCGGGCGCTCAATGTTTTGAGCACTTGCCAGGCGGTGGCGTTGACCGGAGCAAAAAACCAGTCGTCGTGCACGAGCTCGAGGGCTGCGTCAAGAGCGGTCGTGCCGCCGTTAAGGACGCTGCTGATGAGGCCGGCTTCGGCGGGCTGGGACCAAAGCGGGATGGAGTTGGGGTCGGAATTGTTCATATTAGTGGGTTGGGGTTGTGTGTTTGCAGGCGGGCATAGGCTTCCAGCGCGTCCGCGGGCTTGTCGCTGTCTCTGCTGGCCGGATGTGTGGCGAGGCCGGAGGTGCTGATGATCAAGGCGGCGTGGAGTTGGCCGGCAACTTGCCGCCAGGATTCGATCTCACGCTCGAGGCGCCGGATCTTTTCCAGGCGGTCGTTGGCGATGGTCAAGATATGGTCGTGATCCGGGCTCATGGCTCGAGCTCCTCCATCACGGCGTCGAGGGCTTGGCTCCGGGCGTCAAGCGCCACTTGGGTCGTCGGCGTGCACAGTCTTAGCGCCCGGACGAGCCTCTCAATATGGCCTACGGCTTTGTCATAGAGCTCAGCGAGTTGCGCGACCCCGGGCCCGGCGCCGGTGGCGCGTGCCCGTTGGCGGTGAGTTTTGCTTTTCATGGGTTGATAAGGTGCCCGTGCCTGTTTCATGCGGTGCACAGTTTGGCAACCGGCTGGCGGATCTCCCGCCAGACCATGGGTCACGGGCAAGGTTGTCACGCGGAGGGTCCTCCTCCGTTGTCGTCGAACATGACCAGGAGAATCATGGCGAGAAGAGCGACGAGGGCGGCGTAGGCCAGGAAAGCGGCGGGCGTCATGCGGCCTCCTTTTTCGCCGGCGTAATAGCGTCGAGAATTTCGACCTTTAATGACTCTGGAATGTCGGCCCAAGTCCGGTAGGGCGCCGGGCCGGCGTCGGGATAAAGGTTTTGCAACACTTGGCGCCACCGCTTTTCGCCCGGCCCCCCGTGTTCCTTTTTTTGCGATTTTTGCCCTGAGATGCCATGGCGATCGCACCATGCCGCGGCGCGAGTCAGTTCGCCGGACCAGTTATTGAGCAGCGTGGCGAGGTCTTTGCGCCGGTAGTCGTTGCGCTGCGCAATGTCCGCGGCGTAATAGGCTTCAAGCTGCAACCACTCGGCCTCGGTCGTGGCGGCCGCGGCCGCGGCGGCCGTTTTCCATGCCCGGGCTTGAGAGCGATCCAATGCGGTGCCGGGCCTCTTGCGGAATATGCTTTTGGCCCGGATCAGATCCGCCGGCTCGATGGCAGCACTTGCTGCTCCGTCCCCGCTTGCGGGGACTATAGGGGTATCCATTCCTTTCCCTGTTCCCTGATCCGGCGACGATGAATCTTCGAGGGCTCGTCGATCGTTCGTCGAGCTTTCCTCGAGCGCATATTGTTTAAGACGAGAGGGTTGCGCCCGGTCGACTCTTTGGTGCTTGCGGAAATTCGCCACGCGTCCAATCGGGCGGTCGGGACTGCCGCAGAGGTCGATCCACTCGCTGCGCGAGAGCTCGTCGAGCATTCGCCGAACATTCGACGAATCTTCCCGGAACAAGACTGCTCCTCGAATGTAATCAGGGTCGGCGTTAAAGTAGCCTTCGTCGTCGGCCAGATTAAGCAGGCCAAGGGCTAAGATGCGGGTGTCGTAGGGCAACCGGCTCATGACCGGATGGACCCAAAATTCGGGTTTTACTGTGCGGATTCGCATGGTGGGGTTTCTGTTTTGGGTTGTTTGATGAAGTCAGGGTTGCGACGGAAAGGATTGTCCCAGCGGATGCCGCGGCGTTTGGCCCATTCGTTGAGCGCCCGGTTGAAACCGACGCTGTCGATCTGCTCGTAGCCGCCCGTGCCGGGCTCAATTTCCAAGGTGTAGTGGTTCATTTTTTTCATGGGCGCCGCCGGGCGATGCGCTGAAGAATGAGTTGCCAGCCGGGATAGCCGACGAGCTGCTGGCTGCCGTCACTCTCCCGGGCCACGTCAGCCGCTTTATGCGCCCCGTTGGGCGCCTTGGGGCCGCTGGTTAAAGGTTTGCGGCAGGATTTCATCGGTATTTCGGGGCAATCCGATGGTTGGTGGCTTCGTATTGGCCGCGGTCATTAATTTTGACGGCAAAGCGTTCTCCGTTGCGGTAGTTGGCTTCGTCGCGCACGCAGACATTGAAGACGCCTTCTTTGCCTTCAATTTCGCAGCCGAGAATTTTCGTATTCTGATACCGCCGCCGGACGATCGCCGTGTTTGGCTCAGTCGCCCCGTCCCCTGGTTGCCATTCATCGTCCTGCTTGGGTTGCAGGGCCGTGGCCACTTTTTTTATTCCCGCAGGGGTCAGCACGCGGAGGCCCCCTTCTTTTTTTTCGTAATCGGCGCCTTCATCGAGAGTGCCGGTGGCTTCGCGGATGGTCATGTTTGCCCCCCGTCTTTCTTTTTTGTCGTGTTTTGGCATAAAATGGTGGCGGCGTGCGGTCCCCCGACCGCATCGCCGCCTTCCGCGGTCACGTTGTTGCATCGCGTGCTGGCGCCCCCTTGTTGTTCGCCAGCATTAGATGCCGCTTCGCCTTCCGCAGAATGGGCCCTTTGCCCAAAATTTTGTTTGTCGTGATCAATCACCCGGGGGGCCGGCGTGTCACAAGAGGCACCCCCTCCCCCCCCATCACCGGCCGGCCAGGCATCGACGCCCGCGGCGCCCGGGCCGGCGGCATCCATGGCCCGGGCCGTGGCCCGAACGGCCAGCCCGACAGAGCTCGAGCCGCCGGTATCATCTGATATCAAATCAGATTCCGGCGCTGGCAGGGCCGGCCGCCCGCTGACCAGGCCGGCCGCCCTTTGTCCCGGCGCTTCCCCGGGAACACCCATTTCAACGAGCTCCGCGTCGACGACCGGCAGCGAGTCCAGGAACGCTTTCACCTGGTCCGGTTTGACCTCGAGCCGCTCCACCCGGGCAGTCGCCTCCCCGGAAAGCAGCTGCATCTTGTCGACCATGACGGCCGCCACGATCGCCGCATCTTTGGCCAGCTTCGTCTCAGGCAGGAGCTCGATGACCTTCTCTACCCCGAGCCGGGAGGCCCGCCGCAGATCTCGCAGCAGCTCCTTTTTATCCTGCTCTATAGAAAACCCCTCACGGTCGCGGACGGCGCAAACCGTATTCCGGCTGATGCCCAGGGCCCGGGCCGTTGCCGAGATGCTCATCCCCTCGGCGGCCATCCGCACGGCCGCCGCGTAAACGCCCGGCCGGTCCCGGTGCAGCCGCTCGCCGGTAAACTCACCGACTCCGGCCAGCCTTTCACTTGCCTCCTTTTCCTCCTCCGAAAAAAAAGAAAAGGCGGGGGCGGCGCGATCCGCTTGCGCGGCCGCCTGGATGAGCGAGCCCGGCGTCGTCATGCTGCTCGCAGCCGCGGCCGGCGGCAAACCCGTTGAGACTCGAGCCAGGAGGACGCGGCCGGCTCCGGGATCAGCGCCCGGGCGCCGACGCGGTAATGCTCGAGCTCGCCCGAGCTCAGCGCCCGGACGATGGTCCGCCGGCTCACCCCCAGGTGATCCGCCAGCCCGGCAATGGAAAATACCCGCGGGAGCAACCCGCCCGGTTCGCTTGATGCTTTAGCCATAAAAAAAAGAAAGGCGGCCGGGCGATCAGGCCGGCTGCACGTGGCAGGCCTCGAGCGGCATATCGTGCTCCGCCGAGTATTTGACCAAGGCGCCGGCCGCCGACTCCGCCCGGACGATTTGCCGCCAGGGCCCGGTCAGCCGGCAGAACCCGTAGACCATCCACCGAGCTTGCCCGGCCGGCCGCCGGCCGCCTGGCCGCGACCAGGCCCGAGCCGCGGGACGCTCCGGCGCCGCCGCGATCATTTCAGCACCCTCCGCAGCGCCGACAAAAAACCACCCAGCGACCAGACCAAGGCCGCCAGCCAGACGAGGAGGAAGCTCGAGTCACTCACGACGCGGCGCCCTCCGGTTCGACCTCGAGGCCGCGGCGCCGGCGCTCGATCTCGGTCATGATGATTTGCCGGACGGCCGCGGATCGGCTTAAATACTGGCTCCGCGCATGCTCATCGATTTTCTCGAGCATTTCCGCCGGGACAAGAACGGTGAGGAACTTACTGGGCATCCGGTCATTCTTGCAAGAAGTTGCAAGAAGGCAAGACGATTTCTTGCAAGAATCGCAATATTTATTGCAACTTTATTCTCAACATTAATCTTGCAAGAACCGGCGGCCGGCTTTATTCTTGCCTTATGAAACGCACAACAAAAGGCACCGGGACCGGCCCGGGCAAGGGTTCCACCTACGTCAGCACCACGATCACGCTCGAAGTCGACGCCGAGCTCCGGCGCCTGGCCGACGTCTCGCACATCACCCGGACGGCCATGGCCCGGGAATGCATCAACGACGCCGTGGCCCGCGGGCTCACCATCACCCGCAGCTCGAGCCATGCCGGCAAGATCGTCGACCTCCCGGCAAACACTCCGCCGGCCGGCGGCCACC